TTAGAAGGTAAAGATTTCGGTTCCATCCCATTGAAAACATTCTAAAAGTTCACTTGCTTCTATTGAAATAGATTTAGCAAGATTAGCAGGTGAATGAAACTTTTCCCAATGACGATCTTCTGTAAATTTTCTAATACGTGTTAATGTCTTTTCTTTCATTCTCATTTTCTCCTATTATTTCTTGTTCTAACTTGACATTATTTTTTAACATATAATCAATCAATTCATTTTGATTTTCTTTAAACGATAACAATCTCTTTCGATCATTTTGAGTTAAAGGCTTTGTATAATCCTTGTATTTCTTTAACATCTCTATATTCATTTTATACATTTGAAAATCGAACCACGCAATACTGCGGTGTTTGAGTGGTTTGTTACTAATTTGTTACTAAATAAGTACAATTTATTAATAAAATCCATTGAAAAAATATATTTTCCTATCCTTATTATATATATTCTTATAAAGCAAAAAGAACCTACCCAAATTAATGAGTAGGTCTTTTCATGCAATTATTAGTTAATATAAAAGTTGTCGAAACATTTTTGAAGAAATAGATAATATTTTTTTACTTTTTCTGTTAACTAACAAATATATTATACAACAAATTAAACTTTTCTTAAATAGTCTCCTGATAACCATCCGCTTGGAGTTCTTGCCCAACCATTTTTCCATTCATAGACAGTTACTCTTGTTCCTCTTTCAAGACATCCATCTTTATCTTTGTCATGTTTTTGGCCATCCTTAGTTAATTCATTATGAGTTTTTCTTCGATAATTAGTTCCGGGACCAGTTCTTACTGATAAATCACTGGCAGTAACTTCATATGTTCCTGTTGGTCTTGAATTTGATGAAGTTGATTGTGATGGTTTAGTAGCAGCTGGTGCAGGTGCTGTAGCAACAGTTCCATTTACAATTGCATCAAACGGAAAATTAGTACCAGGACAATTTGTTGAACAAACATCCTTATGTTTTTGTACTTTAGAAATTCCATATTTTTTCTTTAAATAAGCTACTAATTCTCTACCTGCATTAATTTGTGTTTGACCCATTGTTTCTGTCATATAGCTTTCTTCAAAGCAAATTCCAATTGAATCGCTGTTTGAACCTTTAGCATGTGATCCAATAACATTTTCAGGTCTACCACGATAAATTGTACCATCTTTTCTAACAAAGAAATGATACCCAATACCTGCCCATCCATTTGCTAAATGCCAGCTATGAATATCATCTGCAGTACATGATTTTGATTCAGCATGATGAAGAATAATTCTATTAGTAGATTTTCTATTTGATAATTTTCCATTCCATTTGTAAGTTTTTTCAATAATATTCATTTTTATTTCCTCCTATAAATCAATATTTTCCATAATTGCTCTAGCTTCTAAAACAGCAATATAATCTTTCATAGCTTTTAATTGTAAATCATATGTGCTTCTAGGACATGTTGGTTTAAAAGATAAACAACCTTTGTCCCAATTTTCAATCATTCCATTTAAGCCATTGTATCTAATAATAAGTTGCTCATATTCGGCTTTAAATCTCTCTTTGTAATCATTACTAATCATGCCGATAGCTGTTTGAGGTAATGCATTTGCATCATATTCTCTATACGATTCATCAAATGGCTTTTTAGGAGACCAACTTTCATAATCATTAGAATATTTAACTAAATATCCTTCATCATTAGGATCTTCATCTTTTGGAATAGTCCATCCACGATATTTGTTATAATCTCCTCTTGTCATTGGTTTTGCTTCAATTAATTTAACTCCAACATATTGTTTCATTTTTATAATCTCCTTTGTTCACTAATTCCGTTTTTCTACCATTCTAATACCGTTTAACAACCATTTTTTGCAATTTTTGGTTGTTATTCAATAAAAGAGAGCTATTCACTCTCTTTCTCTAATTCTTCTTTGATTTCATCAATTCTTTTCCAAATTGCTTTTGTTTCTCGTTCTTGAAGTGCCATACGTTCAACTACGTTATTGTGCTTTTCAACTTTCTTTGTTAATTCATCAATACGATAGTTCATTAATGTGTTGGCTTTATTGTTTGAAAACATTGTAGTGATTACACTAGGCACAGCTACACATAGACCAGAAATCAAAGCAACTGCAACTGCTTCTGTCATATGCTTGCACTCCTAACTTTCATCTACAATTTCTTCCAATTCTGGAAGCCCTGCAACGCTTGTTAGAATAGAAACGACCCCCGATAAGCAACTTGCACTGATGATCATTGCCCAATTGACTTCATTCATGACCGTAGATGTTCCAATTAACGCTACTGCTGTTTGGGCAACTGTCTTGATTGCTCTAATACCTGCAGCTTTCAACCATTGATTAAAATCATATTTTTTTACTTTCAATTTAATCACCCTTTCCAGACAATTTTATGTCTTTTAGTTTTTTGTATAACGAATAATTGCTTTAAATTTATAATTTGCCCAGCTATAGTTGTTAGCAAAACGAATGTTATCTACATTCAAAACGAAATACGTCGCATAGAATGTTCCGTTATTACCATTTGCATAATAAACAACTGGGAATCTATAGAAATCTTCTCCGTTTGTACATGTGACTTCATAATCAATGAATTCACCCAAATTACTGATTGAATGATTGATTGTACTTACACCAACATTTAAACCAGTCCATGTAATGATTTTTTCATAAATCTTTTTCCCATCAATCCAGTATTTTCCAGTCCAGTGCTCATCAGTTGACATTTGTAAATTAAGCAATTCATTCCCATCTTTATCAATAAGTTTTGGCATAATTATTGTCACCACCAATCTTTATTTATATTTTTAATAACTAAAAAAGAGCAGAAATAAATCTACTCTTTGTAATATACTGCATCCTTTAAATCAGTTTCTAATTCACTGACTGTCTTTTCAAGCTGTCCAACTCGCTTTTGCAATGATGTTAATTGTGACTTCAAAACAAACGTATCTTTTAACTTTGTCATAAAAGTTTTTAAAATATCACTTGTTAGAAACTTAGTGCTATTAGCTGAAACAGTTGTTGAAGATGCGTGCTCACTTACATTTGAAAACAAAACTCTTTTAAAGAAATCTTTCATATATAAGACCTCCTAGTATTATGCTCCAAATACTTCAGTCCACATTGTATTTAATTCAGTATCAGTCATTACTACTAATTTAGCATTGATAGCTGAAGTTACTTGTGCTGCAGTTTGATATCCTGAATCATTTGTCAATGATGATACTTTTGTTGGAATATCTGTCTTTTTAGCATAAGAGCTTAGATCCATTTCTCTTGAACCTAATTTTTCAAATTTAGAATTGATATAGATATATTCATTGTAGATGTTGTTATCTGAACCGCTATTAGCAACTAAATAGATAATACCTTTTTTACCAGTTGAAGGTAATGATTCGACAACTGAGTAATCGATTTGAGTTACTCCTGATACTGCAGATGCGATTTCTTTTGTTACATCAGCTGATTTAGCATAAGCTGTTAGATCAACATTTACCGCTTTAGATGAATCAATGGTTAAAGCTGTACCATTTACTTTTACACTTTCAATTTTGTTTGCTTGAGCACCAGTAGCAACACCGTTTAATTTTGTTTTATCAGCTGCACTCATTAAACCATGTGTAGATGTTGTTGCATCTGCATAAGTAGTGTTTTCAGGTACTACCCATGAACCGTCACCTCTTAAGAATGATGCTTGTTTTCCTGCAGCTGGAGCAGGAACTAAACCAGCCTTACCTGCAGCACTTGCAGTAGCAGCTGCCATGTTAGAATAAGTTGTATCTTGTGCTGGAATACCCAATGCTGTAATGTCAGCTTTGGCAACAGCAGTAGTAGCACTAACGTGGCCTGTTCCATCTACAGTTACTTTATATAACCCTGATGTTTTAGCTGTATATGTTGGGTGAGTATATTTATTAGCACCTTCAGCAATACCACTCAATTTATTTTTTTCTGCTGTTGTATAATCATTTGTAGATAAACCTTTTCCAGATTCTTGCGCTACAAATTTTCCTTCGCCCCATGCTTTAATTTTTCCTAGAGCTGTTTTTAAAATTGAATCAGTTACAAAACTCATAATATTTTTTTCCTCTTTCTTTCTATAAATTTATTTAATTAAAAATTTCATTCCATATGTTTTCCAAGTCTTTATCTTGCATAATATCAAACTTGTCATCTAAATCAATTGACTTTAAATAACCGTCAACCTCACTACGAACAATCTTTATCCATTCTGTACGTTCTTCTGGAAGAATATCATTACCATTTCCTATCGTAGATCTAACAATAAAAGATACGACACCAAGATGTACCTCCTTTAATTCACTAACTAACAGAAAAGATAAATTCAATAATCCATCTTTTTGAAATGCATCTTTATTTAATGAAAACACTCCATTTTCATCAATTTCCAACAACTGAGTTTTTTCAAAATAATTTGTTCTATAAAAACCTATAACACTAAAATTATCATAGTCTTCATCCTTGATGAATTGCATTTGAATGTTTCCACTATATTGATATGGAATATCACTAGTACTGCTAGATATAGTCAATCCTTTTTGAATAATTTCAGCAACAATCAAAATCATCACCTCTATTCTTTATACATAATCATTTTGTCAATGAGTTCTTGCAAATTAGGAATGATATCAAATTGACTTTTAACACTTTTAATACTTATTCCATCAATTTCTACAAGATATAAAGGCATCTCACTAACTGTACCTCCATTGAATGTATCACTATTTGTATACTGTGGAATAGTTTCACCTTCTCCACTGATAACTTTTATTTCATGCTTTTCATTGACACCATCTGTTTCAAAATGAGACACGATTAGATCATATCTTTTTTGACCAACAACACCATTTTCTAATTTTATTTCTTCATAAGAACCTGGTGCAATCCTATAAAATCTTCCTTGATTAATAAACAAGCCATCATAGATCTTTAAAAGATTGTTGTTTATGATTTCACACTTCAACTGTTGGCCACATTTAAAAACACCATTGTACCCAAACAAACAATGGTGTATGTAAGCATCAATACTTGCTGTAACATTTGACTCATTCAATGTTATATTTTCTAGCACATCTAATCACCTACCTTATATTCAAATTTGCAATGTGAAATAATACCAGATATAGTTACCTTTAAAACTTTTTTTGTAATTTGTTCTTTAAATTCTATTCCCGTTATTTCTTCTTTGGAACCAACATAATCAAACAAAGAAGCTTCATCCGTTGTAAAGTTAATGTTAAGATTATCCGTGCCATTCGCTTTTTCCGTCGCTTCAATAGAACTTTCTATTAATTTTGATTCATCTTCTTCGTTTGAATTATCATAAAGATATGTTTTCCTTTTCAATCCTGCATACTTTGCATTTTCACTTGTATTCCATGTTCCATCATCTTGCAAAAATAAATTGACTCTTATTCTTTCGGTCAATTCACCCTTTCCAAGTGCAACGATATGGTTATACTTGCTTATTGCTTTTTCAGAGATCATGGAAATGCCATAAGAATTGTCATATCTTAATAATTCTGATAAGTCAACAATGGGAACAGCTTGTAAATGCACCTTTTTATCATAAAACGTAATTTCTAGTTTTGAAGGAATATCCGCCTTAAGTAACATTTTTTCAAGTGCATCTAATAAATTCAAATCCCTTATTTGATAATTAACACCAATATCACTTAATCCTACATTGTCGACAACAAAAAGATCATTAAATTTTCCATGAATAAGATTATAAATGACCTGATTGGCTTCTCCATTTGCGACATAATAGGCTTGTCCATCAGGGGGCTGAACATATTCTTTTTCAAGAAGTCCTCTAAATGTCTTGCCTTTAAATGTAATTGAGTTTTTAGAAGTATCTACTTTTTTACCATCTAGAATTCCACCAAATTCACATTCTTGACAATAAAAAAGAGAACCTTTATCAAATTCTCTGTTCCATGATCCTATTGAGATAGACATTTGATAATCATTTGATGCGACGTCATACTTCCCAATTTCAAAATCAATTGATGAATTTTTTAATACACCCAGTTCTTCATATTTGTCATTTGTATATATGAATTTCATTAAATCCACCTCGGTTCTGTTCTCTTATCAAGAATAATCAATTCGGCTTTAAAAGTTCCATCCCATCCTACAACATTTGAACCACTAGGTATTTTTGTAAAAAAGTCGCTTCTAGACATATCTCTATAATTAAAGAGATTTCTTTTTTCACCATAAACTGAAACACCAAAAATAGTATTATTAGTAGAATTTATTTCTAAATACTCACCAGCCATCAATGATGTGTTAACTTGATATAAAATATTGCCTACTTTTATATATGGATTCGCACATGGTCCATAAAATCTCATGATAAAATCAGCATCAGCTAATGAATCATTGATAGCTTGAACAGCACCCTTTTGATTGGAATATAAAAACGGATATCGATACGTATATTTCTTTATACCTGTCTGATTGCTTTTATCATCATACATAACCAAATTGTATTTCTTCTCTTTGATCCATTCCTGTTTGATACAGAAAATACCAAGTTCTACATTGGTCCTTGTATTAATACTAGCAATGCTAGTGTTTGATGAAACAATATAGCATTTAATATAATAATCTCCAAAGTACAAAGTTCCTGGTGTTTCATTAATACAATCAAGTTCAAATATGTCGCACATTTTATCCAATGTTTCTTTTCTTTCTTTTAGACTTCCTCTCAATGTTAAAGTAATTGTATAAGTATAATTACCTATACTTAAACTAACACTGTCATTTTCAATTGTAGTATTCCATTTTCTTTGATGAAGATAGCCACTTGTTGGAAGAATATTTGCATCTACAAAGTCAACACTATAATTTTGAGAATTTATATATCTTACTCTCATGAAAATACAACCCCCAAACTTTTCAACATACGAATGAAATCTCTATCACTAAAATCATTACCTGTATCACCTTTATCAGCAATTACCTTCAATAATTTAATAATGATTTCTAGTAGATAATTTACATCATTATTTGAATTTGATTTATTTTGTTCAGTATCAAAGCCTTCACTCGCTAAATCCAATGTTTGTTTTGAGATACCGTTCATTGCATCATATACATCTTTAGCGTTTGCTTCAATCCCAACTGCAATACCTTGAGGAAGATATTTACCAACTTCATCAGCCATGACTTTTGAAGGTGAATGAATTCCAAAGAAAGATTTCAATCCATTTAAAACAGCATCTCCAAATCCCTTGATTTTTCCTAAAATCCAATCTTTTACAGAATTGATACCATTCCATAGACCTTTAACAAGGTTAACACCAACATTTGTACTTTCAGAAAAGGAATGTTTAATACCATCAACAATTGCTTTTCCACATTCTTTTATCCAAGAGAGCATTCCCTTAATACCATCACCAACATTTTTAATAATATTTTTTCCTAAATTGAGCCATTGAAAAGCCATAAACGCTGAAACGATAGCTTGGATTATTTGAGGAATATTAGCCACGATTGTTGGAATTGCACTAATCAATCCCTGTACTAATTGCCAAATCAATTCTGCACCTTTTTGTAAAATTGTAGGGAAATTATCATTAATGATGTTTGCAAATGTCGTTATGATATTAGGAACATATTCTACAAGTATTGGTATTGCCGAAATGATTCCATTTAACAATCGGCTTAATAAATCAAACCCCATAGAAATCATCTCAGGTGCTTTTTGTGCAAGATTTGTTCCTATATCCTGTACAAATTGTAATATTTGAGGAAGTACAACAGGAACGTTTTGTACAAAGCCTGTTACCAAACTATTCAAAAGATCATAACCTTTTTGAAATAGAATAGGTGTTGCTGATATCAATGCAGTAGCAAATCCCTGAACAATGTTTAATGCCATTGGGACAGCATTATCAAAAAGAAATGTAGAAGCTGTAGTAATCAAATTGGATAAGGTACCTGTAACATCCCCTCCAATAGCTACATTTCCTAAAAAATCTTGTGCTGCAGCTTTCATTGAACCAAATGAACCACTAAACGTAGTAGCTGCTTCTTTGGCGGTTGTTCCTGTAATGCCTAAGTTATCTTGTATAACTCCTATAGCTGTATAAACATCCGCTAGATTACTAATATCATACTTTTGACCACTCAACTTTTGAGCATCTTTAAGAAGTCTTTGCATTTCTTCCTTGGTACCACCATACCCTAGTTTCAAGTTATCAAGCATGGTATAGTTTTGCTTTGCAAAACCTTGATATGCATTTTGAATATCTTGTATATTGGTACCAAATTTATTGGAATTATCAGACATATCCTGCATAGCTCGGTTAGCTATGTCGGCTGCCTTACTTGTATCGCCTTTTAAACTTGAAATCAAAGACGCTGAAAATGAAGTAACATTTTCCATATAAGCATTTGCACTGACACCTGATGTTTTATAGGCTTCTTTTGCATAAGCTTTCATTTTATCAGCATTTTCCTTATACAATGTTTCAATCCCACCTAAAGATTGTTCTAAAGCACTACCTTCAGTAAAGGTCTGAGATACAACTTTTCCAATTCCAGCAGCAACAATGATATTCTTTATTTTTGAAGCAATTGAATTCCCCGCTTTTTCTCCTGCTTCTTCAGGATCTTTCCCCATGGCCTGTTCAATCATACCCTTCATTCCTTCAGCAGAGGGAACAATTTGAACATATGCTTTTGCTAAATTGGTTGCCATATTATCCTCCTTCCCTTATAATCTCTAATCTTGCTTTTTCATATTCTTCAACAGTTTGAAAACCATCATTGACAGTATTTTCTTCTCCATTGTTTAAAATAAGTGATACTATCGATTTAGGAGGATTGATGCCTTTTACACCATCTTCTGTTTTCATCCAAATCAATCTTGTCAATTCATCTGAAATCATTGATAAAAGCAATTCCCCAAAAGTAACCTTTTGATTGCTCAACTTCATTTTTATTCTTGAATTTTCCCTCAAACCAACTGAAAAAGTCGCAACCATATATGCTGGAAGCGACTTATAATCATATATTTGATAAGTTTCTGCTAAATCACAAATTAAAGCATCCTCATCAGTTTTTATCATGTTGGCGAGGATCACTAGTTTTTTACTTTTTTATTTGAATTAAAAATGTCCATGATGTTTTCTTGCATTTTGCTTGTAAGAACTCTACCTGTTTTTTTATCTCTGCAGAATTTTTTTAATCTTTCATATTGGGCATTTCCTAAAAGTTTTTTAGCAAAAGGAACAACACTTAAATATTCATCATTGTTCATTTCACTTAAAATTTCAATAAGTTCCCAATCATCACCTACTGCATCATCTACAGAATAATGAAATCCTTGTTTTGTAATACCAGTTATCTTCATCTAGATTACTCTCCTTCTTTTTTCTTAATCATATAATCATAATGGGATGTTTCTGTTTCATCAGGAACTCCTGAAAAAGTTATTTCATAACCAATAGCATCACTATCAGAATATTTAATTTCACCAATTTCAGTAATCCCAGCACATGGAATAACAAGCCTTTTTAAAATTTTCCCTTTTAGAATCATATCAATGACCCATGAAAACTGTTCAGGTTCCTCATTTTTAGCTTTGATTGTTAATCCAGTATCTAAATCTCCAGTAACATTGCTGGATCCATAAACTGTCTTCAATACATTTACGTTCAATGATTCAATCAACTTTAATTTAAATGTATCCTCTTTTCCAGAAAATAAATTTAAAACAACAGCTCCACCCCATGCTTTTTGAGTATCTGTTTCAGGTGAGTTATTGTTTGAAACTCCATCATCTGAACAATATCCTAATGAATTGAATTTAGCATCCAATTCACTTTTTGCATCTTCTGGTAGTTTTGTACCTAAGGGTGCAACAAATACTGAACCACCTATTTTAGGTTTAGCTGCACTTACATTTTTTGCGTCCATCTATATCTACTCCTTTCTAAAAATATCCAATATCAAACATAGCCTGATATCGATATTTCTTTATTGTTGTATCTGTATAATCATAATCACTATTGAGATGTAATGCTGTAATCTCATCCAACTCAATTAAGTCATACATGGCATCTTTTACTTTTTCATTGAGTAAAGATGCTTTATATTTTGAAGACGAATACGATTGAATAAAAAAAGTGGCCGTGTTTGTAAAATCAAATCTACTACTGCCACTTTTACCAATGAGTACATATTCAACTTCATTAATATTTTCAAATGTCACAGGAACATTCAATTTGTTTTTAAGATAATTAAAAACAATTTCTTCAATCATTTTCATCACCTCAAACTTTTTATTAATGTATTGTTTTTGTAGTTATCTTTTATTGTTTCTATTGTATCTGCTCTAACAGATGCATTTACACGATTAGTTCCAACATGAGAAGATATCTCATACCCTTCACCACCAGCAGCTGTTTTGGTTGCTTCTGCATGCTCTAGGCAAATATCCATCATTTCTTGAGATCTAAGTAATTCCCTTACACCTTTTTTATCAAGTAATATTTTAGCCATATCTTTCTACCATTACTTTCTTATTCCAGTCTAAAGGAATATTTTCATCTATTCCTTCAATTGCAAAACCCAATACATGCCACTTTCTTCCTAAGAAAACAACATTGTTATCTTCCCAAGAATTTTGGTCACCTTTAGGAATGGCAAGAGTATAAACTGCTTTTTTGCCGGTTAAATTTTGTGAAGTAATAATATCATTGGCTGATGATGGTGAAATAAGAACATTTTCAACTATGATTTCTCGTTCTTGATAAATAGCTTGTCCAAAAGGATCCTCATCAACCTTTATTTTTTGTAATAAAACAACAGGAATACCTTTAATCATTGCCATAAATATCAATTACACCTATTCTTTGTCTACGCAAACCTAGTCTGGCAAGCTCACTTTTTTTAATGAACAAACCTCCTCCAGGTACCAAAAAAGTACCTGATACAGAGTATCCAAGAGCTGATTGTGACATCTGTTCCATAGGTTCGCTGTTAGTTGAAGTCATCAAGTTACGAGCAATAATATCAACACATACACTTTTAACTACATTTTCATATACATCTCCATTTTCTATCATTTGGTCAAGATTTTTCCCAGCTTTTTTTGCTTCTTGTCTCAAACAATCTGAAACAACAGTTAATAAAAATGTTGCCTTTTTTGTTTCATCTACTGTTAAATCTCTAAACAGCAAAGTAACATCATCTATTGTTACAAATGGTATCATTACTCATCAGCTCCACCATCTTTAGGTGGCACATCTTTATCAGCATTCTTTTTAGGTTCTTTTTTCTTTTTTTCTTCAATTTCCCAATCACCACCACTGATAATCAAATCAGTAGTGATGGTTGCACCTGTTTTTTTATTCCTATATGTTGCCATTATGCTTTTACCACCCTTGTAAATGAATGAGCATCTAGGATTCCCCATCCCATAAAGACTTCAGCACGAATATACACTTGATTATATCCTTGTAAGTCTCTTCCTGAATTGTCAGGATCACCAAATTCAATAATTTTTAATGGAATATCTTTTGAATATCCCCATTTGAACATATTAGCGAAGTCACCTACAATTGCTTGGTCTTTTGTTTCTGAACCAAATGATACTGTATTATTTGTATCTAATGCTTGAGAACCTAATGTTGATGGTTTACCACCAAAACGGAATTCAGGATACAATGGATCTCCTGTCGTAGATTTCATTTTTGATAGATCACTACGTACTGCAGAGTTGATTACAATACCTGTTACTTCACAATCGGCATCCTCAACTGTTGCAATTGCTGTATCTAAGCAATCATCAGGATTATCATTTGCATAAGTAACGGTTTGTGTAACTTTACTATCAAAGTTATTTTCTCCTACTACTGCAGATTTTTCGCCAGTTCTAGGATTTAAACCATGGAATGCAGCGATATCTAAACCTCTAGCAACTTTTTTAGCAAATCCTTCATTAAATTCTTTTAAAATATCTAATTGTTCTTCTTCACTGGCAAACATAAATTCATTAGAAACACGAGCACCATATTCAAATTTGATTGGAACAATAATTACTGGATCCATTGAAGCTCCGCCTTCACTTTTCTTACCATTTTCAGCAACGATATCTACTTCATTATCCATAGAAAAAGTAAATTCTTTTGAACCATTAAATGGAATTGGTGTTTGCGCTGATAAAACAGCTAAACTTGATTTTCCCTTTACTTTGTTGATTAGATCCTTTGTTAATACAGGATCAAATAAATTTCCTTTGCTTAATACTGCCATTATCTTAATCTCCTTGTCTTAAATTTTTTAATAATTTCTTTAAAGCAACATTTCTTGCTTGGTCTTCATTAGCAACTGTTTGTTCACCTGTTGCTAATGGTGGTTCTTTTTGAAAAAAGCCAGCAAACGATTCAGCATCTTTACGAATTTCTTCCTCATTTGAACCTTTCAAACGTGAAGCAATAGATGAAGGCAATCCCATTTCATTTGCAATTCTCGTTTTTACTGAGTCGGACTCATATTTTGCAATTTTCCCTTCATATTCTTTTTTCATGGTTGCTAGGTCATCTGGTGAAGTATAACCTTCATATTTTTTATTGATTTCATTTTCATAATCGGCTTTTAATTCTGCTAATTTGTCAGGACTTACAAATCCTTCATATTTTTTGTTTTCTCTAGCCAATCTTTCTTTGATAGCTGTATCAAAGTCTTCTTGTGTTTTAATTTCTTTAAATTCACTCATTTGTATTTCTCCTATTTACCGTTAGTAACGTAATTTGCATAAAAAAAACGAACTTTCGTTCGCTTAACAACTTATTTTTTGTTTTTTCTTAACCCCTTTGTATGTTGCACATGCCCAATGGGCTAAGATTACACTATCAAGCAATGCTATTTCATGTTCTTCCATCATTGCTTTAAATCCAAAACCGCCATTTGTACCAATTGCCCTTCTTTTACAGTTGGTTACAATTTGTTTTAAAGATGGCTGGCCATTATGACATATGTTTTTTGAAGATGTAACTGCCTGTTCAAACATATTGTTTGCTACAACCACATCCGATACCTTAGGAAGTACAGGTTTCAGCTTTATTCCATAGTCCTTGATTTCATCACTCAATATCTGTTGAGAGCCACTTCCATCAATAACAACTTTTTCTATGTCCGCTTCTTTTAGAAATGAAATGATCCATGTATTGCCATTTCTAACACTTTGACAATCAATCGATTCAACAAAAATCTTTTCATCTACCTTTGTAGCAATCGACATGGCAACATGTTTTCCATCTACACCATACTTAATGCCCACAAAAAGCTTGTTTTGAAAATTGGGAACTGTTGCAACTTTAAGATTTTCCCATTCCTTTTCCGAAAACTCACTACCCTGTGAATACGATAGCCAATGCCCTAACCTTTGAATATTGAAATCAACATCATCTGATGTAATTTCATTTTCAATTACACGTTCTGTCAATCCTTGTCCTAAGGACGGGTTAGTTTCATACCAGATATCTCTATCATATGGATCATGCATATGCTCAATGGACCATTCGGCCCAGCCTGTATTCTTGCTTTTCCCTTCTAGAACCTTATCTCTCATTTTTTGAAATACTGTACCATGAGAAATTGCAGTTGGTGGTGTCCCTAACATAATGGTTTGAGGATTGGAACTTGCTGAAATAACATACTTTAGCGCACTTTCTTGATCAATCGTGTATTCCTGTGCTTCATCAATAACCAGCACGTCATATCCTTCACCCAAACCACCGGTATTAGAACGAGTTCTAAAATTAACAAGATGATCTAATTTATAGGCTTTTCCTTTTTCATTCAATAAACGTATATTTTCTGAACCTTTTGCCTTAACTGACGTATATTCTATTTCAGCCTGGTCAAGCAATGCACATATTGTTTCAAATACTGAATGTGCTGTAGAAATCATATGAGCCGTATAGAGTATCTTTTCACCATGAGTTATGCCCCACATGATCCTCATAATAACATCTTCAGTTTTCCCATTTCTTCGAGGTAAGCTATAACAAAAACGGGAATGAACCCACATCCCCTCTTTATCAATTGCTAAAATGTCATAAATCAATAGTTCCTGCCACTCTCTAGCAGTTCTGCCGGTTTTGTTGTAAATTTCTACCGCTTCCTTCCCTTTTGTTTCAATATAAGGAAGCACTAACGAAGTTGTAGGAGTTTGTCTTCCAATTCTTTTTTCAGACATTCCTTTTACCTCCTACTTCATATTCGCTTTTTTTGGTGGTGGTCGATACTCTTCACTGACTGAATAACAATAGTTACAGTTAGGTATATAGCACTCAAAAGTGATTTTTTTCATTTTTTGATGCTTTTTCTTATCGTAATATGGTTGAATATCACTTACAAAGCATACATGTCTATGCGGTCTTAATCCTTGTGCCATAAACTTCCTCCTTTCTTTAAAATTGAATAAAACGAAAAGCAAGTCTTTTAAACTTGCTCATTAAATATATTCAGTTTCTTTAAATATTTTTTGAAGTTTGGGTGCTTGCATTGCTAACCAATCAACCATTTCTTCATTGTGCCACTCACAATTTTCATGAAGTCCCGATTCACATAAAAAAGCATGGATTAATTCATGCCTTATTACCTGTTTTCTATATTTAGCCACATCTTCAATTTCAATTTCTTCGTTTTGAAAATCTGTAATGACTATCTTTTTTGAAGTGTAATCAGTATATCCAAAACTGTTTTGTAATAATGGATCATTATTACAATTATCTTCAATAATTCTATATCCGGTTCCCAAAACTGAAACTTTTTTTAAAATTTTCATCCTTCCACCTCACAAATTGATATAATAATTAAAAGCATAAAATTAAGTAAGAAAGGCGGTGATATCATGGCAACAAAAGGAAAATGTACTGAAAAACCACCTCGTAGAGGTCCAATGACTGTAAAAGTAAGTTCCTATACGAGAAAAGATGGAACAAAAGTTGATAGTCATAAAAGACACACACCTAAATAATTTCTTTATAAGAGCGGTTCTACCGTTCTTTTTTGTAAAATAAAAACCGACTACTGTCGGTTAACTATTCATATATAAATAATATTTGTCTTTGATATTTTTTGGTGCATCTTCTTTTAATTTGATGTCACCTGTCTTTTTATCAACATAGCACCAAGGAGCAACTTCTTCTTCAAATATTTTAATAAGTTCTTTTTGCCTTTTTGTGGGATTAACCATCATAACCAAGCACCTCCATAACTAATCTGTCTAAAAATTCATCAGAAACACTGTTTTGCTTATTCAAGACAATACAATCTGCTATCAATTCATTCAATGATTTTGTATTTTTAAATGATTCTTGTGCATTTTGACTAACGTTTTTTCTTATATACATTATATCATTTGTTTCCTGATTAAGCACATAATTTCTCAGTTTTTCTTCTAAATCATTTTTGGCTTGTAATTCACTTATATTGTTTGCTTGTTGATATTTTCTTACAACTTCCCAATGTTTTTTATGACCACCTAGTTCATGATTTAATACATCATCTAAATTTTTAGATGGAAAATATGAAGTATCAACAATTTGTGAAAACTTATTGCTTATCAGTTCTTCACATATAAATAAATCATTATTTATATGATCATAACAGGCAATACCTTGTAATGCATTTTTTTGAACCACCACGATATTGTTTATTTTTCCATATCGATATTCTTGATTTATTTTAGTATTTAAGTATTCACACATTCTTTTTGAATTTTGCGAATATGTTTGACAATAGATATTAGAATATTTGTCATTTTTATACGTAACAAAAGAAATCTCTTTTTTTCCTAATTTCATATTGAATGGTTTCTTTACACCCATAAAATTTGAATTTTTCCTAATATTTTCTCTATAATCAATTCTTTTACTCCAAACATCCTGTACTTTCTTACTGCCATCTCTAGGATCATAAACTACAGTACAGTCGCAATTCGCATGTCTTCTAAAAACATTATTACCTGTATTGCTAACTTTACTGTAATCATAAACACCAGCCATTGACTGACACCATTTACATGTTTTTCCAACTGTTGTTCTAATGATTTTAGGCCTTAACCACGCATTGTAATGAAAATCAGCATTTTTTCGAACTGAATCATCTACGACCGACTTTGCATTGGTTTCTAATGAATCAAGAAAACTTTTTTCACGTTGGGAGTACTTATCAGCATTTGAAATATAATCAATGATACTTGCTGTTTTTTCTTTGTTATATTCAGGAACAATTGCTTTTAATCCTAAATCAGCTTTTTTATTCAAAATATTTTGTGTAGCCTCACATTGTTTGGATACCAAATCATAATTTTGTTTGATCATTGGTTCAAGTAATCTTTGAGCAATGTTGTAATACATTTTTCCATCAGGAAGCATTTCTTCGTTGACATTTTCTTGTATTACCTTTTTTAAAGAAACTCCTAATTCTTTTGCAAAAGAAAGAGAATCGGTATAATCTACCACTCCCTGCTTTTGTCTTGTTAAAATTGATTTTATTTTTTCATTAGCTTTTATTTCTTCATCAAACTGTTTTTGAATTTCTTCTAATAAAGAAGGAACGATATCATTATTCATCTATTTCTTCCTTAAACATATCATCTATATTTGAAGTTGATGAAGATGCACTATAATCGATTCCAGTAAGTTCTTTTAGATTGTCCTTATCAAAATATCCTGGTACAGCCTGATTGATTTTAATTGCTCCATCTCCAATAACTGAAAGAGCTGAAGCATCTGGTTCAAAAATCGGTGCCCATTTGATTTTTGTTAAATAAATTTGATCTCTTGAATATGTATAACCATCTCTCAAACATGCTGCTAAAAATCCAGCATTGATAAAACCTGTAGCAAATGTTTTTTGAGCTTTTCTTGCTTTCAATCTTAAATTTTCATGTTGTGCCTTGATTGCTTCAACACTTGATGGATTTTCAGTAGAAAAACCTAGATCATCTAATGTCAACCCTGTTTCACCAGCGAAAAGACTGGCCAACATTTTTAGTTGTTCAACATAGGGTGCCATTGATTGTTGGGCAAATTGGCCTACAGTAGGCTTGTCCCCGTCTTCATCCTTTGAGATTTGCATCAATGATGAAATAGTTGCCTTCCATTTATCCATTTCAGCTCCTGGTTCAAGTCCTAAAACATATTTTTGTGGGAATGAATAGAACTCAGCGGATACTTCACTTCTTTTTAGAGTTCTCATTGCTGCTTGCTGAATAGAAATACAAGCTCTTGAAATAACTGAATGTCCAAACGGACGTTTGGCATCAGGTCTATTAATAATTGGAACCAGCAATGGATACGGAGCTTTATTTTTGATTTTATAAGGTTTTTCACCTCTTTCATAAAAATATGTAACTCCTTGAATAAAATATGCTTCAATAATAGGATTTCCTAGAACATCTTCCTCTAATATAGCATATCCTTCAATCAACATATTTGTAATAGGATCAATAATCCCTGTTGCATGTCTTCCATCAATTACCTGTAAGCGAGGCATTTCTCCAACCTTTTGAGAAATATAAATAAAAGAACATGATGTAATCAATGATGAAATAATTGCACTGTCAAACAACACATCAGGATTATTCATGTCGTATATCTCTTGCATATTGAAATTATCATTAGAAAATTCAACAAAGGAAATTCTATCAGCAATAGAGTCAACAGCCTTTGAACACCATCCTAAACATTCTTTTAACCATCTAAATTCAGGCGGTATTACACTTGAAATATCAACCATTTGATTTTTCATTTCATAATAATCGTATCTTGTTTCGCATCTTTCTTTCCTACTAGCAAGTTTTCTTCTTAAATATCCCATTCCTTTGTATTTCATATATCTTCTATTCCTTTCATAATTTCGTTTTGAGAGTCGTTTTCATAATCCGTGAGAAAATATTCACAGTACGGCGTGAAGTCCGGAGAACGCATTTTTAGGGGTGGTATGCCCCCGTCCTAAAAAACGATTATTTTTTGCTTCGATATGCAGTCCAATCAATTATTTGTGGCAGTATTCTATTTGATATGACTTTTTCGGTTTTTATTGTGTTATTGGCAAAGATTTTGTCACTCTTTTGTCTATTGCATGTCATATGAGCCAATTGTAGGTTATCTAAATCACTTGGATGTCCACCTTTTGCTACTGGTATGATGTGGTCAATACATGGTGACAATGGATGTGGATATTTATAACTGAAATCTACTGGCTTTCCACAAATCCCACATATAGTTTGCGTAGCATATATTCTTTTCTTGTTGTTTTCAAATTGCTTTCTATGTGCTCCATCTCTATCTAATCTTTTGACTGCCATAGTTATACCTCCATTTTTAAACAAAACAAAAAGCAACCGAAGTTGCTTGTGTTATATCTCATTTTTTTCTTTTTTTATCACTATATTCAAATTTAATCAACAAACCATCTTTAAATTCTAAAATAGCATCTTTAATAGCAATAAAAATTGCTAATCCCGCAACATATTTAGTAGCATCCCCTGTAAAATAATTTATCAAAACAGCAAATGCTGAATATAATAAAAAAACTGACATACATATATCAAAATTACCTTGATCTTCGCCTTTCTTAACTTGATATAAATGATAAACTGTAAGAATTATCGGTAAGATTACATATGTAAAAACAAAATTAACTATTTCCATAACACTCATAATAATTACTCCTTTCTTTCTAGAAAGAAGAATACCATTTTATTAAATAAAAGTAAAAAGCTCCTGAAACAAGAGCTTTTCATAATACTTCAATTGACAACAAATCAATTGTAAATGAATTCAAGACAAAGCGTTGACATTGTGGATGTCATCTTTTTGAAAACTTCACAATAACATAATAGCACCAAATAGAGGTAGAATCTTCCACATAGATGTATTTTTTTAATTGTTTTTTAGCAAATTCGATAAAATATTGTCGGCTTTTCGGTAAAGACTTGTATTATTAGTAATGTTATAACGTTCCATACATTGTGTTTTTGAAAGATTATAATAGAAGTCCTCTATGAATTTTCTATCAAGTGCATCCATTTTGTTAAGATAATACTCAACAGTAGCAATACGTACATCCCAATGTTTTAGATCTTCTAAGTAATCTTTTTCATTTGACTGAATATAATCAACAATTGATTTTTTTAATTGATCCTTTTTATCAATCAAGTAGTTATACTTGTCAGCACTATCTTGAACAAAACCACCTAAGCCATCACCTTTACCAGGAGACTTAATAAGTTCCAATTTTTCTTCAACCTCTAAAAGTTTATTTCTAAGTGTTTTAAGAGGTGCTTCATAATCGTTGATTAACTTGTCACGTTCTTTAATTAAACTCTTATACGTACGAATTTCATTTCGAATAATTGGTAATGTGTGTATTGTTAAATGCATTTGTTATCCTCCTTGTGATGTAGTTCTTTTAATTATGCTAAAGATGTTCAATATTCTCAGCTATCCTATAAATTTATTAAAAGTACAATATTTTTTTATATTTTGCAGAATTTTTTACACCGAACATAACTTAATAAATTACTTATAACCCCTAAAAGTGTTAAATTTTTTATATTCTTGAAATTCCATACTTTCTATTGATTTATCACCACTTTTGAGGATTGTTACTTTTAAAAATTTAACTGTGAACATTGAATATCGTAAAACACGCTATTTTGTTCACTTTTTCAATGTGACTACCTTACTTGTTTCTTTATGAATTATCACTAAAGAGTCGGTTGTATTTTTCAAAAACCAATAGTCTTTAGGATTCAATCCATTAGCGGTAATCAACTTTTTCATTGCTAAATTAATTCTTTTTGGATGTTTCATTTGTTACCTCTTTTTTTAAATACGGATAGTAATCGTTGCTTCATCATACCCATTTATTGAATCTAATGAAATTGATTTTATTTTACAATCTAATAGATTTTTATTTAGATTGTTTTTTTCTGCTTCTGGTACGACTATTGTTGCTTTTCCAGCTCTATGGATCAAATATTTTTCAACAGGATTTTTTTCTCTTTCAAAGTATTCTTTAATTGTCATTTTCTAATTTTTCCTTTCTTTTTTCAACTCATAATGTGTTGCCTTATATCTTCGTCATAAAGATTTGGAAATGCTATAGAATGTGCTTCTTTTAATAAATCTAAAGCAGCAATAGCTTCATCTCTTGTACAGTTTCTATAGTCAAAATCAATAACTTTTATATGATGTTCATTGCATAATTCAACCCATTCTTTATCAGTCATAATCAATACCCGTTTTTAAGCCTTTCATAATTGATCTTGTTTTTATTAAGATACTCTTGATAGATTTCATCAAAAGAAAATTGTAAACACTTAGTTAATTGCAATAAAACTGTCAATTTATCATAACTATATGAAATATCACCGATTAAATAATCAAGTCTTTCTTTTCCTAATTCATCAAAGTGATTAATTGAATATTCATATTCAATTAAAATAATATCAATTGTATCATCGTTACTTGAATACCTCCGCGTCATTTCACTTGTCATAACAAAATGATAGACATCCACTAATTCTTCTAATACTCTTGTTCTATCTACAGGCTTTTGGCTCTTTTTCCACCAACACCATTCACCTTTCAATTCATGCGTTAGTTCTCCTAATTCATCAATAATTGCTAATTCTAATTTTTCTTCGGTCATTACTTCTTCACCGAATTCATTTAAAATGTTTTCATTCAATGTTCTTTGCATTTGAAACATTTCTTTTAATTGATTTTTTATTTCCATGTATTTCACTCCTTTTTTCTTTCAACTCATTTTGCTTTTTATAAGTAGCATCTAATGTTTGAGCAATTAATATTCCTTCTTTTGTAAGTTTAGGATCATCATAAATCAGCTTCTTATTACACATGATCAGTCTTTGTGCTTTTGTAATCAAAGCAAGATTGTCAAGTGTTACATTTTCCTTGTTTCCATCTAAAAATAATAGTGATTTATCTTCTGGAATAGGTCCATATTCCTTTTCCCATAACAAAATATGTTTTGGTTTCCAATTGATCAAGTGAGAATATTTGACACCTCTTTCATCAGACACCTTGACATAAATATATCCATCCGACCTTTTTCTTTCAGCACCAACAGGTACCCAATTTTTAGGAGTGTGTCCTTTTTGAAATTCGGTTTCAACCGAAAGATGTTCTCCTTTTTGGATTGGATTTGCTGGTCTAGATCCTTTTTCAAATCTTCCTGTAAGCCCTGAAATTAAATGAAGATTTCTTTTTTGTGCCTTTATTTGCTGACATGAAAAAGAAGTATTAAATTTTTCATTCATCAGTCTTGTACACTCTCTATTGCTGATGCCTTGATAAATCTTTTTCAGATATTCGACCTGTTCATCATTCAAAAGCTTTTTGTGTTTAATTCTAGAATAATCTATTTTAGAAATTCCAGATATAATTTTATGATTATCCTTGTAACTTTTTATAGTTTTAGCACTCAAATTCGTTCCAAACTTTTTATTGAACATATCCGCTATTTCAGAATTCAATCGACCAGGAGCTATTTCAATGATGTAATCACGCATTTCCTGCGTATATCTCGTACTCATTTTTTACTTTCAATGCCTAACATTTTAGGAAGCACAGGAGTTTCCCGATTGTAATCAGCTTGAAATTGGGCAGCTTCAATATGGACTCTAGCGTTATCGACAATTTGTGCACTAATATCTGCCATTGCTCTACTTCTTTTTATTTCGGCCTGAAGTTCTTCGTCCGTAAGATCATCATCGTTCAGTCTTTCTAATTGTTCCATCAAGATATTGTGCATATCCGTTAGTTTATTTCTTGGCATTGTTCCACCTCACTTCTATTTTGTAGCAGCAATGTATACTCTGCTTCTTTCTTTTTCTGCATCATCGTTTTCCCAACAGACATATCTAAGTGTTGTTGCTGGTTCATCATGATTGTACATTTTCATGAGAGTAATAACATTGCCACCATTTTTAATATAAAAATATCCAAACGTTTTTCTAAGGGAATGCATTCCAAAAGTAGAAACAACACCGACTTCATCTGCATTTTTCTTCATGATTTTGTAGCCCATTTCACGTGTCAAAGGCAAAACATAAGAAATACCTGATTGTTTTTTCTTTTGACCTTTGAAAAGATAATCATGATCAGCAAGATGATTTCTTTCAATGTAATCCAAAACATCTTTATGAAGCCTTTTATCCATACGATAATGTTGCATTTTGCCTGTTTTAAGCTCTTTGATATGAACATAGCCCTTTTTTATATCAATAACTCTTAACTGTAAAAGATCATTTGCTCTAAAAGCAGTATTGAAGCCTAATAAGGCAATCATATAATTACGATCAGCTTGATATCTTTTTACATCGGTTGTTGCAAGGTCTCTTTTTAAAAGAAGATTATTCATAAAAGAATGCAATAATCTCTTATCTTTGATTGGCAATGTTTCTTTTTGACCTTTGAACGTTTTTACTCTTCTTTTCGCCATGTCCATTCTCCTCACATTTGAATATTTTTACATTTTTATTACTTTATAAATTTTTTACTTTCATTTCTTTGATTTTTAAATGACAATTGTCCAACAATTCGTCTACTCCTAAATTTTCTTTTTTAGAAACATACACAAGCAAAGAAATTGCTGATAAAAGAATAAACTCATTGTTACAATCCTTTGTCCCACCAATTCTAATTTTTTCTTGGGGGCTTTCCTGTACAACCTGAACAATCATATGCTCTTTTCCTCCTAATCGTACTTTTCAAGCATAGAAAGTGCTTCATCATCAATCGGTATTTTTTCAACCGGTTCTACATAGTTGCTTTCTTTTTGAAAATCCTGATAAATATTCTTTTCAAATGCGCTTTTAAAATAATTCATCCGATTTTTTAAATGTTTAGTTTTCATTTTTTTCAAAATATACTCACACTTGCAATTGATATCAATACCATTAAAAGATTGTTGATACGTATTTACAAGGTCATCAACAAAACTCACTTCATCTTCTAATATTAAATCTTTTTTTAAAAGACATTCAGTAATGTAGTTTAAACGAGGAGCCTGCTCCTCAGTTTTATCTTTCTCTTTTATCTTTTTATCTTTTATCAATGTATCTGTATCAGATACAGATACTGATACAGATACATAGGGGTTAGGGTTAGGTTCTTTTAGGTTACGGCTAGGTTTATTTAGGTTTTGTTTAGGTTTTTCTAGGTTATGTCTAGGTTCTTCTAGGTTTTCTTTTATTTCTTGAACAACCTCTTTGTTTTTCTTAGGTCGACCACCCTTTTTTCCATTTTCAACACTTGCAACATAACGTTTATTTGCATTATCAATTGTAGGAATCATAGCCGTTAAAAGTGCCTTTGTTATTGGTGATAGATCATCCCTCATTTCACCTGTCAAACCATACTCGGCAAGTGCCTTATAAACCTCAAGCTGCATTGATTCATCCAGTGCGTTGATTGAATCATAAAAGCTTTTATAAAATATAAACCCGTCTTTTTTTTGAATGTTTCCCATATAAAATAACTCCTTTTTTAGGAGCTATTCTATAGCCCCTTGAAACTTATTATTTGCATTTACTACTTTTCTTTTTTCTTGCAGCCTTGAACCAACAACAATTGGTGGAAGTTCTGGAGCAACTTCACCATCAAGATTGATTTGGCCTTGAACAACACCACCTAATTCTGAAAGTTTTGAACCTAAGAACTCACCTGTCGCAGGTTCGAATTCTCTCGTATTTACTAATGTAATAGGTTCGTTTAATTTAGGTGAAAGTTTTGGTGTAACCTTATACCCTACTGTCAATTCATTTCTTTTTTTGTTTGGTGTGATTCTAATGCTTACCTTAATTTCTCTCGCCTTTAAATCCGTGCTTTCATCATTGATATTGAACATCACTTGCTCTAATGCGTTATCGATTTGTCGGATGATATTTCCACCCTCAATATCCAATATAGATCTATTTCTATTCATACTGATCACCTATCTATAAAGCAAGAATTACATCTTTTCTTTCAATTTCTTTATCAAGAGCAAATTTAAAGTAATCTTTTAATTCATCTTGAACTTTTCTTTCAAAGATTCCTTCATCACATACCATTAGAGCTACCTCTCCATCATGATCCACTCTTAAATTAAACTTTCTTCTGATTTGATTAAGCTCTGGATAAGTTCCAATAGGCGTCAACGCAACAATCGGATTGATTGTAACAGCTTCGTTTGTATTAACTCCTTCTGTCACTTTCAATTGTGCTCCAATTCCATTATCAACTGCCTCAACTTTGCTCACTTTATATAGTTTAGATATGCTTTGAATAAAGCTATCAGTGTTTTTGTCTTGTACAAAACAAGTATTAACGTTAATGATCATTTGTTCAGCAGGAATGAATCTGTTCAAAATAGCCTTTGGAATAATTGGGTTTGCTTCAAAAATTAATTGTCTTCCATATGTATTATCTATAGAAGTGTATACTTTGATATTATTTCCTTCGGCAGTTATAATTACTGGCAAATGAACATTAATTGCTGTACTATCATTTTCAATGAAGTTTTTGATCATTTGTTTAAGCGCTGTAAGGCTTTTTACTTCAACAGGATTAATTCTTGGCACTGTGAAACGAGTAAGATTTTCTCCTTGATGAATATATCTTTCACCAAAAAGATTACATTCTTCTACACGACAGTTTTCTTGGGCGTTTGATAATTCTTGAATTTTTTCTATTGCTTTTGCTAACATTTTTCTTCCTCTTTTCATTTAATATTTTTACTGCTATAATTTGCTTGAAACTGAATTTAGAAGACGACATTTATTTGTTGTCTTCTTTTTATTAACTTATCTTAGCTATATAAATCACTCCTTTATGAAAAATAAGGCACCGTTGAGTAAAAAACGCTAGAAATACTTTTTTATGTCACTTGCTCTTCTTTAAATGTTTGTGTTTTTTTATTCAAATAATGTTACAGGGAAGTATCACATGAATAAAAACGGTGCCTAGAGGCTTATTATTACCTCTTAGCAAACACAAAGGGATGGTGATTTTAAATATACATACAATATTTATAGAGGAATCCTTTGTATTTGCTAACAAGCAATAATGCTTGTTATTAATAAAATTGCGATAAAATAGATTTAAGCTCTTCATGTGCCTCTTTTGGAAGTTCTCCAGGCATGTTTTCTATAATGAAATCATGAATTTCTTCCATTGAACATCCTCTTGAATACATGTCACTTGCTTTTGTAGCAAGATCCACAGAAGATACAAACTCTGCTTTTCTTCTTAGTTTTTTTAGTTCTTCTTGAACTAGTTGAACAGCCGAATCACCAAATTCCATAATATCCTTTACAGATATTTTTAGACTTTCAGCAGCTCTTGCTAGTTCATCTTCAACAAAGTACGCATTAATTCCAAAACCGTTCTTTGTTATGATAATTTTCATTCCAAAAGCTTCATGTGATAAATCAACATCTTCTTTCATTACATCAGCTTGACTGCATGAAAAAGAATAAGAATCTTCTTTTTCGTCATATGTTCCGTTTTCTTTAACAAATTCTTCCATACTTTTTTTATTCATAATTATTTCTCCTAATATATACTTCTACGTTGTATTTTTTAATCGTTGGGTTTTCAACAAAAATATCTATTCTATTGCCTTTGATTGCACCACCGCAATCTTCCGCAAGATATTCATTTCCATTGATTTTTATAATCGAACCATATGGAATGATTTCAGGATCAACAGCAACCGTCTTACCTTCTTGAGCGATTACACCTGTTGATGTCAAACTTCCATACTTGTCCTCACCTGGCCAATAATATGTAATTGTAAACTGACCTAGTGCTTTTCATTTTGATAATTCATCTACTTGTTTTTGAAGTTGGTCTTTTTCAACCGCCATACATTCATACATTGCTTTGTACTTTGTATATTCTTGAAGCTGACCTTGCATATCATTGAGTTCATCCTTGTACAACTCAATTTGTTTACTTTGTTCTTCATACTTTGCTTCTACTGATTTAGCTTGAGCATAACCAGTTCCTGCAAAGATTAAACTTGCTACACAAGCACCAAACAATGTAACCTGTGCTTTTTGTGTTAATTTCATATTTGCAATTCCTCCCGAATTTGTATATAATTTATGTGCTATGTTGTGCGCTCGTTTGTTTTGACGAGTGCTTTTTTTCATTTAAAGAATTAAGCAATGCAATGATTAATTGCTCACTAGGACTTTTACTGAAATTATTCATATAGTCCTCAAATGCTTTTCTTGGAATGTGTACGTTTCTTCTGGTACCAGATATTGCAACACTTCCAGGGAAACATCCTTGTTGAATTGCATTGATTATGAATTCTCTGCTCTTGTGAGTAATCTTCATGACTTCTTCAACTGAAATGTTGTTTTCATCCATGACCAACACCCCTCCCTTCATATTGATCTAACTAAAATCGCAAGACAGTTACCAATAAAACAAGATACTGTAATAACTGCTGCTATACCTTTAGATGTCATAACTTACCCCTCCTTTTCGCCTTGGTAATAGTTCTTGCTAATTCCCACCATGATTTTTCATACCAATCACGACTTTCTTTTAAAACCACACAAGTGATGATCAGTACAACATTAAGCAAAATTGAAATACATAAAATCCATTTCATAATTCCATATCCTTCCTATTTAAAACTTTATTGAGTATTTGCTCACGTAACTCGCTATATTCATCTTGGGAAATAAGTTTTAAATCATATGCAGTATCAAGAACACCATTCAAATATGAGTGTCGAATAGAAATAGCTGTATAACATACATCAAAATCAGATTTCTTTTCTTTGTATTCTCTAGGAAAGCATTTTTCAAATTCTTTTCTTGCATTATTTCTGCGTTCAACAAGTTCTTCTAAATACTCTATTTCATGTTTTATTTTGAATTTAATAATTTCAACTTGTTCTGATTGAGTCATAACTTTTTTTCTTCCTTTCTACTACTGACCACCAAGGAACCAATCTCTATTACAAAATGAAAACTTCACGTATTGTATTAAAAAAAGAAATTTGTTATTAATTTGGTGTTTCTATGATCATCAACTTTAGGAATCTAATAAAATAGGCTTTACTAGAGATTGATTCCTGGATGATCAGTAATTTATTTAATTTTTTTCGACATCCTTCATCTCTTTCTTTATAATTAGGTTATCGGTACGGCAATATCGAAATTTAATTAAAAAGCGAGGTGAAAAATAATGGATACTCAATTAATCACAACAACTGTAAGTGCTATTACTCTAGTGACTGAAATTTTTAATGTTGTTAAAGAATTTAGTACACCTTATCGTAAATGGAAAATTAGAGCCAAAATTGAGGATGAACTGTACGAACAAGAGTATAGGAAATCTATCAATGCAAATATTTCTAAAGTTACCGAAAACAATTTACAAGTACCAAATCCATCAATTGTTTTTCCAGCTATGAGTACTTCTTTCCTTTACATACATGAAGAAACTCTAAGAGAATTATTTGCTAAATTGATAGCTTCATCATTTGATAAAAATAAAACAAAATATTTACATCCAGGATTTATAGAAATTATTAAGCAATTATCTCCTGTTGATTGTAGAGTACTCATGTACCTTCATGACAACCAATCTAAATTCGAAGTGATTACCGCAATTAAAGAAAATAGCGATTATCCTATTTTAAACTGTGAATTGACAAAGGAATTTGGAATAGAACAAATTGCATTGTCTTTAACCAATTTAAAAAGGCTTGGTATACTTGATATAAATAGCTATCAATTTACAAAAAATCTAGTATTCTATGAAACAACAACAAATTATGATGACGATGAAGATGATACTAAATCTTTGAAGGTCAATCCTGAGTTAGAAAAAACATTAATAACCAATAAATATAAGATTGCTAAATGTTCAGCATATCTAACACAATTGGGTGATAGTTTTTTAAAAGTGTGTATTGATTAATACATACTTTTTTTTCTAATATTTTTGATGTTATCCCTGATCTCTTTTACATCTTTATCTGCACTGTATATACTCGCAATTCCAAAGATTACTCCTGTACAATTTGAAATTACCACAACAACAAATAATCCTATTAGGTTCATTTTTTTTGCTCCATTATTTCTAAATTTCTCCTAGCACTTTCCAATAACTTACTTGTTTCTTTTAGATATAGGCTCATTAACGCTACTCCTGTTATCAAACAAGACAGAACCGATACAGCAAACGACACAATACAAATTACAATTATTGTCATAAATTCCTCCTTATAGGTGTATCCCGTTATCATTAATTTTTCTCATTTAGCATTTCATTTCATTTATTTTTTTGAAACAATTCATACTTTCCGTTGAACAAATCACTCATTTTTATGTAATCAACATAATTTCCTTCTTGATCAACAAGCTCTAATTCAGGCATTCCTCTTTTTCTACATTCATTACACATACAAATGTAATTTACTTTGTAGGTTTGATTACCATCTTTTACGAATAAATCCATTCATAAGCCCGCCTTTCTTGCATTTACGTAAGTTAATCGGTAAAAAAAATAAAATTTACATCTTCTGGTGAAAGATTTAATAAATCAGTGATAATTCTAATCTCTTCCCTATAAAAATCGCTAAATCCTCTTTTTTTACGATAATAAGTAGCTTGATTAATAGATAATTTCTTAGCAACTTCTTCATTTGTCAATCCAGCTTCTTTTGTTTTTGCTTCTAGGGCAATCCAATTCATTTACACCACCTCCTGCTTTATTTGACAACTAAAGATTATCACTTGCATTTACGCAAGTCAATACATTTTTGCAAGTTTTTGTTTTTAAATTATAATTACATTGCATAAACGCAAGAAAATGATATAATATTCCTTGAAAAGGAAGTGATAATAATGAATATTAATAAATTCATAAAAAATAGAAGACTTGAATTAGGATTAACAATGTTGGATGTAGCAAAAGCATGTGAAGTTAGTGAAGCTACTGTTTCAAGATGGGAAAGTGGAGATATAAGTAATATGAAGCGAAGCCGTATAGCTTCTTTAGCAAAAGTTTTACAAATATCCCCTGCTATTATCGTAGGAGTTCAAGATGAATTCGAATATTCATCTTCAGGAATTGATTTTACTCGTGTACCTTTATACGAAGATGTGTGCTGTGGAAATGGTGGATTCGTAGATGAAAATATAATTGACATGATTCCAGTACCTAGCAAGGGATTAAATCCACGTGCTGAATATTTTGCTCAATATGCCAAAGGCGAGAGTATGAAAGATGCTGGTATTAATGATGGAGATCTTCTTATTTTTGAAAGAACAGATAAAGTTGATGATGGAGTTATTGGATGTTTTTGTGATGAAGATAATGTTGCTACATGCAAAAAATATAAAGAGCTTAATGGGATAGTAATGTTACAACCTATGAACATTGAATTTGAACCAATTATTATTGATCCATTAAAAGATAATTTTAGATGTTTAGGCAGATTAAAGAAAGTTATAAAAGATTTTGATTGGGAGGATTAAACATTGGTAAAAAGTATTTTTGAGCTAGAAAAAAGAACAGATATAAGAAAAGAATGCTTACGTATAGAGAAATATTTAGCCAAACCACAATTTAGGAATTTCGACGGATACTATCATAACAATACATTTTGGAGTATGGTTAATAGTTGTTTCAAATTATGGCCCTATCGATATACTGCAACAAACGCTTCTGATTTCTTTGATTTATTAGAATTACATACAAAAGTCGAAGAAATGAACAATACAGAATATTTTTATTATTTACAATTTATTTACGATTTTGTAATGTGGGTAGCATCATATTATTATGATGCTGATATTTATGGAATAAATTCTAATAAAAAAATTTTGGATCTATTCATTGACAATCAAGACGAATTTGATTTAATTACCACAAACATCAAGATTATAATGGATTTTTCAAATTATTCTATAGAAAAAATCAACGATCATTACACATTCATAAAACGTGATGCTGATACTGATAGCATATTATCAATTATCGAAAATGAAAATGATTTAAGATTAGCATTGCTAGAATACAATGATTTTAGAATTGAAAATGATGTAGAAGAGAAAAAGAAATTGATCTTCAAAATTTATCAATTTATTGAATTGCATAAAAAAGATTATCAGGAAAAAAATAATACTTTATATAAATCTATATCACATATTGTTAACAACTATAAAATAAGGCATTCCAACAGTTGCCAAATATCTTTAAACGATTCAGATACAATCGAGGTATATGATATATGTTTTAAAATGATGATACATTTGATAAGAGATTCATATATTAAGGATTCTTTTAAAAAAATAAAAGAAAAATATGAATCAAATATGTAACTTTTAAAATCATAATTTAAATTTTGAAAATATTCATTTAACCACCAAAGGAGAAATGTGAATGAAAAAATTTTTAAAAAATGAAAAATTAAGATTAATAGCCTTACTAATTATAGCATTAGTTATAATTTGTTTTGCATTTATCCGTATATACAGCACCCAAAAAGAATTGGCTACAGTAATTTTTATACCTATAGAATTAGAAATAATAAAAAAAATAATTTCTACCTTTTTTGACACTTCAAGCAAAACCAAATTAATGAATGATGCAAAATTATTTCACGAATGTGGTGTAATAACTGATGAAGAATTCAACGAAAAAAGGAAATATATTAGAACACTACTAGAAGATATTGATTATGTTGAAAGAACTACAGAATTGCCAAAAAATCAAAATAAAAAAGTCGATGAGCAAAACAATACTTTAAGCACACAACTTGAAGATTTAAAAAGTGAAAACAAAGATTTGCGTGAAGAAATCAATGTCATAAAACAACAAAATAAAGAAATCATTAAATTACTAAAAGAAAGCAATCAAAAAAATGATTGTGTTATAAGTAGAATAGCAAAGAAAATCAAGAAGTAAGGAGAAATGAATGGATAACAAGAAAAACAATAACAATGTATTTTATTGGATAAAAAAGCATAAACTATTAACAATTTGTTTAGCAATTATTATTTATATAGTAATTCCTATTATTCCATTTATACAATCACCTACTGGAATTTTTTCAAAAGAAGATGCCACATTATTTTTAAGTTATTATGGAACAATCATAAGTGGAATTACTGGTGGTGCTCTTACTTTAGGCGGTGTTTGGTGGACTATTAACGATCAAAAAGAACAAAGAGAAAAAGATTTAACCATCCAATACAAACCAATTATAAATATAGAACACAATCCATTATATGAAAGTCCTTTATTAGATGAAGATAACAATTTTTTTTCATTCCCTGTAAAAATAATAAATCACGGGCGAGGAGAGGCACTTAATATATCAATAAAATATAACTATGGTGAAACGATAAAATTTAAAATAGATGAGAATTTTCTCACAGTTAATAACTTTTTTACATGTGAGATAATTTTTCCAACAAGAGTATTTGAACTATATCCAATAACTTTTTCTGACAATACTTATGTAGAACGTTTAAAAATAAAACATAGTATTTTTATAGAATATTTTGATATTTTTAATAATAAGTATATAGATACATTTTCTATCTACCTTGAAATTTCAAATAATTATGAAACTATTATTCAGTACTATATTGAAAAAATAGATTAAAAAACTCCCCTGCTACCAACAGGAGAGTAATTATGATCATCAAGCTCTCACCCAAGATGACCATTAGTAGGAAAAAAGAAAGGATTTCCTACCACGTACATACTCATATGTAAAAAGATTTCTCAAGTCCTTTTACGTACTCAATTTTACCACATAGAGCACGTTCAAGGCAAATTAAATTGAAAGGACGTGTTTTTATTATGGCTAGAAAAGCAACATATAAGCGTAGACCGAATAATAGTGGTACAGTGGTAAAACTATCAGGTAAACGTAGAAAGCCCTACTGCGCTAAAATTTCAAGTGAAGAACGTGACATAGTTACAGGAAAAAAGAAACAAGTAACTATTGGTACTTTTGAAACTGAATTAGAAGCATTAAATGCCCTATCACTTTATCATTTAACTGTTAATAAACAAATAAGTGATAAAGAAGCAAAAGAATTATCTCCTGATATATTTAACAAGGTCATGGAAAGACATGATAGTAAGGTTCCAACATTTAAAGGAATCTTTGACATTTTAGACAAAGAAGAATTTTCTTTACTATCAGACTCCTCTCGTTCAGGGTATAATTCATGGATCAAACATTTTAAAACAATATACGATAGAAAAATAACTACAATCTCACTACAAGACCTTCAATATATCTTTGATAATGATAAATGTGGAAAAGGTACAAAAGACCACATGAAAATACTTTGTGCCAAAATTTATAAATATGCTGTCATCCATCAATATATAAGTCGTGATGACAATTATACGGAATATATAAAATGTGGCGGAAAAGACGAAAGAAGCAAAAAACACTATGCCTTCTCATATGATGAAATAAAGCGTTTAAGAGAAGCAAATACACCTGAAGCTAAAATTATACTAATCTACATTTTTAGTGGGCTGCGTGCAAACGAATTACTTAATATTGATAGAAAAGACATACATATAGATGAAATTTGTAATGATGATGGAATTGAAAGAAAAGTTTCATATTTCTATACGGGATCAAAAACACAAGCAGGTAAAAATCGAATTGTTCCAATTCATGATTCTATAAAAGAATTTGTAGAAGAATTACTTTTATGTAAAAATAAAAGATTAATAGATCGTAGTTATAGAAGTTTTAGAGATATTTATTTTGAAGAATATTTATCAACATTAAATATGAAACATACAATGCATGATACAAGAGTAACTTTCACTACTCTTTGTCAACTAAATAATGTTGATGTTTTTAGTAGAAAAAGAGTTCTTGGTCATAAAATGAAAGACATCACATTTGATGTCTATACTGATACAATTATAAATAAATTATTTATAGAAATAAATAAAATCAAGGTATAA